GGTGTATTGTCAAGAGCACTTCAGATCGCATGGCCAAAAGCAAAGTTTAATTGCGTGGCAGTTGCACGAAACCTAAAGGCAGGTGAACTTGGAAGAGCTCAAGTTATATCAGAACCGTTGGACTTTCAGGATGCCGAGAAACCAGAGAATCTGCCACCATTTCCTACTGTAAATACCTACGATGGAAAAGTCTACAAGTATGTACCTAAATATAGTGGACGTGATATAATATTCTGGAACGTGGGCACAGAGCCCGTATTACGAGATCAAACGATCTACGACAGAGTAAATTCAAACGTTAAGTGGGATAAGCATGCGCAATAAATGTTTATTGATGAGTCCTTTTACTCCTATCTCAAAGAGTATTAGCAGTCATCGTGCAGCACAAGGCATCATTTATGCCGATCAAATAAAGCAGTCTGGTGCAGACATCGATGTTGCGATGTCTGGCAATCTAAAGAACGTTCATGACTATGATACGATATATGTCTATCACGGTAATGATTGGGGTGGAACTCTCAATCTTTTTGGTGGATTGAAAGAGTATGCTAATGTGGATAACTTCAAAGAGTTCTCGCACTTTAAAGGCAAAGTGTATTCTATCTGTATCGACTTTCCTGACTATCATGCGATGTTACAAGATCGTATGCGCATCCTAACAGACAAAGACAAGCAAGAAGATATAGATCCTCGTTGGCATGAAGTTGATTGGGATAATCTAAAGCGCATTCAAGATAGCGCAGAAGTCGTAGATCCTAATCTTATCAAGACGTACGATAAGATCTCGTGCGGTGATAGTCATGCTATCTGTATGTATCGTCCTGGTTGGATGGTTAACTCAGTGCCATTCAAAACTTTGTTTGGAGCTCTCAAAGAAGGTTTAAATACGTTTATCTATAACAATCAGTATCAATTTAAACAACTGGAATTTTATTTTGGTAACATTGATATTCGTCATCATCTTTGCCGCCAAAGTAATCCCGAACAATCTACTCGAGATCTAGTTAAGCATTACTTTGATGCAGCGAAGCAGTTCAATATTCCTGCACAGATCTATGAACCTCTCCCGATTGAGAATGAGAATCGTCCTATTCCTAAGACTGGTTGGTACAAAGGTACTCCATTCTATGGTTCATGGAAAGAACGTAATGAAGTTAGAGGCATATTCATCGATGAATGTAAGAAACAACAGACAGATGATGTAAAGCTCTTTGAATGGACCAAGCACATGATCAATCAGAACGGTGAACTAGATTTTTCATTCATGGAAAAGCCTAAGTCAGTTCATCTTTCTCGAGAGTTTTACCCGCATTGGCAAGGTAAAGAATATAACAATACACAGCAGGCAACAACATTGGAGGATTTCTTCTCGTGATTACATACAAATATAATGAAAAAAATTCTATCGATACGGTAATGAAATATATCGATGCAACTTATAACGAACACTATAGCGGCAAATATCAGGCGACTGATATGATCATTGATGCCGGTCATGGCACTGGTTTTTGTATGGGCAACATCATGAAGTATGCTAAACGATACGGTAAGAAGGGAGGTTACAATCGAAAAGATTTGATGAAGATCATTCATTATGCAATCATTGAGATGTATGTCCAAGATTCCCAAGAACAAAAAGAAAAAGATATGCGTTTAAATATACCTGAACTGGTATGATGTACATATATAAATATGTGTAGTACAATGATGCTTCATCATGTCTTGAATGAATGTCCTTATAACATTGGAGTGAAATATGTCTAATTTTCAAGTAAAAGTTCCTGTAGAAGTTCTAAGAACGCGTAAGCTATTCCTAGCGGTGCCCATGTATGGTGGTCAGTGCACAGGCATGTTTGCCCGTTCAGTCGCCGATCTATCAGCTATCTGTACCCAATACGGTATTCCTCTTCAGCTGTACTTCCTATTCAACGAATCTCTGATTACTCGAGCACGCAACTATTGTGCTGACGAGTTTATGCGTTCAGGCGCGACTCACTTGATGTTCATTGACAGTGATATTGGATTCAATCCAAATGACGTTATTGCGCTTCTTGCTATTCAAGATGATGCAAGTCCATACGACGTTATCGGAGGTCCATATCCTAAGAAGTGCATCTCTTGGGAAAAAATTAAACTCGCCGTAGATAAAGGTGTTGCTGACGATAATCCAAATAATCTAGAAAAATATGTCGGTGATTATGTGTTCAATCCTAAGTCTGGTCAAGCTCAGATCCCAATTGGTGAACCAGTTGAAGTATCTGAAATTGGTACTGGATTCATGATGATTCGTCGCCGTACGTTTGAGAAATATCAAGAAGCATTTCCTGAGCTTTCTTATAAGCCTGATCATGTTCGTACTGAACACTTTGATGGTAGTCGTGAGATTATGGCATTCTTTGATTGTATCATCGATCCAGTCTCTAAGCGTTACCTATCAGAAGACTACATGTTCTGTTATAACGTTCAGAAGATGGGCGGTCAGGTATGGTTCTGTCCTTGGATGCAGTTGCAACACGTTGGTACTTACATCTTTGGTGGATCTCTTGCAGATCTAGCATCGATCGGTGCTGCAGCTACTGCTGATGCTAGCTATTCACATAAAAAGGGTAAGTGAGGTTTATTATGAAACTAAGTGCAAAAACGATTCAGATTCTAAAGAACTTTAGCTCTATCAATCCGTCTATCATGTTCAATACTGGTAATGTACTATCGACCATTTCACCGATTAAAACGGTAATGGCTCGAGCTCAGATTGACGAGACGATTGAAAAGGACTTTGGCATCTTTGATTTGAATCGTTTTCTAGGAGTTCTGTCTCTGTTCGATGATCCAGAACTCCTTCTTTGTGATAACTATGTGAAGATTACTGATGGTCGTAAGAGCGTAAACTTTATCTATGCTGATCCTATCACGATGATCCTTCCTCCGAATAAGGACATCAAGGTAGGTGAATCATATGTAGAGTTTAATTTGACTGCTGATAATCTTCAAAATCTAATGAGGGCTTCGAGTGTCCTTCAGTTGCCAGAAATTGCTCTTGTAGGTGAAGATGGTCGTCTACTCCTTCGAGCTATGGATTCTAAGAATTCTTCAAACAATACGTTTGAGCTCGAAGTAAAGGAAACCAGTAAGACGTTTAAGATCATCTTCTCTTGCAACAATCTTAAGATGATGAGTAAGTCTTATGACGTATTTGTCGCTAAGGGTATCGGCCACTTTGTGTCTGATGATGGTGTACAGTATTGGATTACTACTGAATCTACTTCTACCTACGAGGATTAATAATGATTGATGTTGATAAGAAGGCACTGAAAAGTGTTCTTGATGAACTTTCTAACTCTATGCTTCGTGTGAAGTCTGAGAAGGAGTTTCAAAAAGAAGCTATTACAGATGCCTCTGAAAAGTTTAATATGAATAAACGAATTCTTCGTAAGATGGCTAAGGTGTATCATAACAACTCATTTACTGAAGAAGTAATGGAAATGGAGGAATTTCAGACCTTATACGAATCTGTTGTTATTTAATTGATTGGAGTTTTATATTATGGTTCGTGATGATTTTTTGTGGTCCCAGCTTTATCGTCCTAAAACGATTGAGCAGTGCATTCTTCCTACTGATTTGAAGAATACTTTCCAGCAATTCGTAGATAAAGGTACAATTCCAAATATGCTCTTGACTGGCCGAGCTGGAGTGGGTAAAACCACTGTGGCTCGAGCCATGCTTGAGCAACTCAATTGCGATTATATGATTATCAATGGATCGATGAATGGTAACATCGATACTCTTCGTGTAGATATCAGCCAGTTTGCTTCTTCTATGTCTTTGATGGGTGGAAGAAAGTATGTTATCTTAGACGAAGCAGACTATCTAAATCCAAATAGTACTCAACCTGCTTTGAGAAACTTCATGGAAGAGTTCTCAAAGAACTGTGGATTTATCCTTACATGTAACTTCAAGAACAAGATTATTGAACCGCTTCATAGTCGATGCACAGTCATTGACTTTAAGCTTCCTAATAATGAGAAAGCTAAATTAGCTTCTCAGTTCATGAAGCGCATCAAGAATATCCTTGATACAGAAAAGGTTCAGTATGATGATGGTGCAGTGGCCGAAGTCATTAGCAAGTACTTTCCAGATTGGAGACGAGTGCTCAATGAACTTCAGCGCTATTCTGCCACAGGCAAGATCGATAGTGGTATCCTTGCCAATCTAGGCGACGAAAGCTTTAAGAACCTATTTGGTTATCTAAAGGCTAAATCATTTAGCGCTATGCGAAAGTGGGTAGGCGAGAACAGCGATATTGAATCTCATGTCTTATTTCGTAAGATCTACGACAATGCTATTCAGCACATTAAACCTGCATCTATCCCTCAACTCGTATTGATCATTGCTGATTATCAGTTCAAAGCCGCATTCGTTGCTGATCCTGAAATCAATACTGTAGCATGTTTGACTATGATCATGACAGAGTGTGAATTTGTATGAACCCGTTCGACTTCGTAAATGCTATCAATGATACGAAGAAGAACCTAATGGTAGGAACTGAAAATGACGAGTTGGCAGAGAAGGGATATACTCCTTTCATGGTCAATAAATCATTATCTTATTTTGTTGATACTATTCTATATGCAAATGAAATCAATCAGTATGCTCATGTAGACAATAAACTACAATTTGAATATTATCTAAATGGTATTCCTAAAAAGAAAAGGTTTAGTAAATGGTCTAAAAAAGCCGAAGATAAAGATATTGAAGCTATAACCCAATATTATCAATGCAACTACACTCGCGCCGCAGAAATCCTATCAATTATAAATAAAGAAGAATTGGATCTGCTAAAAAATAAATTACAAAAAGGCGGAGTGATAAAAAAATGAGTGTAGTTGATTCCCTAGTTGAGGTGAGTCTCTTAGAACAAGAAGATTTCCTTAAAATAAAAGAAACATTGACCCGTATTGGTGTAGCATCGAAGAAAGATAATACTCTTTATCAATCGTGTCATATCCTGCATAAGCAGGGAAAGTATTATATTGTACATTTTAAAGAGTTGTTTATGTTAGACGGTAAGCCATCTAATTTCTCTGAAGATGATATGTCGAGAAGGAACACTATTGCTACTCTATTAGAGCAATGGGGTTTA